TTCATTCTTCGTTCATTGTACTGCAGACCAATCTGTTTTAACTGCATTCCAATGTTATTTAATTCTTTGATAAATTTATCAAATCTGTGTTGGTGTAATTCATAGTCATTGTTGGTTAACTTAAAATTTGATACAACACGTTTATTCCAATTAGCTCTGATGACTAAATGCCTCAATCTGTCTTGAAGGTATGCATTAGTTTCTGTAGCCCACCAATGATTTATATTGTCGTTTTGGTGCTGTTCGTTGTCGGGGTGTGGGTAGTGTACGCTCATAACCTGTTGTATGTGTCCATTAGTTCTAATATTACTTCACTGTAGGATTTCCTGTTATTTATTTTACACTTCTGTTGAAAAGTCTCTATTGTAGATATTTTTTCCATTGGCACATAGAAACTCCTTGTTGTATATGATATTTCTTTTTTCATACTCATTTTATTTTTTCGGTTTTTAATTGTTCTTTAATTTGCTCGAGAACACGTTTTTTATGCGATTTACGAGCCTTTAGGCATAAATCCATAATAATAGGCAGGTCAGTAAAAAAAGTCTCAGGATTTACAACTATAGTGTTATTTTCAGTTTCAAAATAAATTTCCTCGTGGTCTTCCCATATAGAAATTATTTCATGAATATACACATACCTGTCTTCATGCTCCGTCTGTTTATCCTTTTCCTTGTGAGCTTCTTTTAAGATTTTTATTTCATTGAGCAGTTCTGCTTCGTTTTGAGATTTTTGTAAATAAAATTCATTAATTTCTTTTAATTCTTTCACCTCTTGTTCTAGCTCGTAAATTTCGTCATTCAATATATCTTTACTTGTTCCCATATTAACAGTATATTAGTGTTGTTGATTCTATTTTTTCCTTCGCTTTCATACAAGCCTTTACAGCAAGAAACCAATTATAAGTCTGAAACACATTATCATACGCATAACAGTAGTCTTCCTCTGTTTGTGACTCCCATAAGTCTTCTTCAACTCCGTCTAACTGACAAAGCATTTCGTCATTGTAATCATAACCACCGTAGTTGTTAAAAATATCCCACATCTTGCGTTGTAGGTCAAGACACTTTTTTTCCATTGTATTAGTCATTTTGTTCCTCCTCTGTAATTAATTCTTGATATAATTCATATTCAGCGCACCATCTGCTAACCTCATCGTCATCATAATGATAATTTCTAATTTTAGCCCCTCCGTGTGCTTTTTCTCTGCAAGCCTCTTCAAAATTGTATTCATCATAAAACAAGTTTTCAGGGTCAAGGTTGTAATCTCCATCTGCGTGTAACCAATATATTGTGTAACCGTCACAGGTGTCCACTGAGTCAATCACCCAATCTTCAAATTGGTAATCAGACGTGATTATTAGTTCGGTCTCTAAATAGGTCAAGAGGTCTTCCCCGAGTTCTGTTTGTAACATATTTTTTGCTATTTCAATCTGTGCTTTCATAATTATTTATTTTTTCTGTGTCTATTGTAAAATTTATTGTAGTCGTTAATATCTGATTTATCACTGTTCCATAAAAAGTTAAACTCATTAAGAGCCTCCTGTATGCCACAGTCAGAGCAGATACGTTTTCCAGTTTTTCTTGATAAAGCTGCAAGCCCTCTATCGATAGACGTACAGCAAGTGTTACATTGTATTTTCATATTAATTTCTTTCATAATTAGCTAAATATTCTTTACACAGTTTTGTTCCTGTTTTTATCTTTGCGTCAACCATAAATTCAAAGGTTTCTTTGTCTTTTCCTGAATACTCTATAATTCCATCAAGAGTTAAAAAGCATCTATACAGCAAAGAAAATTCTGCCAACGGTATTCTAATATGTGAGTCGTTTTCTCTTAACGTATCTATTATTTGTTTATTTGTGTTTGTGTTTTTCATTGTATTTTGTATTAATTTATATTCGTTTTTCGTTTCGGTAAACATATAAAAAATATTTCTAAATATAAATATAAATATAAATATAAATTTTTTTTCCAATGAGAATTTTGTCAGTTCAACGAACTCGGGTATGCCTGTCAGCTATTACGTTTTAATGTAGGAAAGTGCCTTAAATCGCATTAAAAGTGCGTTTAAATGCCCAATAGTGGTAGTCACAGTAAGTTTATACTATAACAGTGTACTAAAATAAATGAGTAATTCGAGCAACTTGCCCGTTGAATTTTGAAAATAAGAAAGACTCTATTGCCTTATTGTTTGAGCTTAAATAACCGCTCTTGTGATGCCAAGCGTCAGCTTCACTGGGACTTCTTAGACTTTCAATAGTACAGCCAACCATATCTTTGTTAGATACCTTGTGGTGTATGTGTTGAGTGAAGATATATCTATACTTCGTGTTGCTCCATTCTTTAGATTCGTCAGCCATTAACAGTGGTAATAAATCCCACTTGACTTTATCTCCATGTGTAGAGCTTATTAAATTATTGTGATACTTGTAGTATTTTCTCATCTGTAAACTAATATCCCAAGTGATGTTTTTCGACTTCCTAAAATGAGCCTGTAAAACTTGAGCCATCAACCAACCAGTGACGTGGTCGTGATTACCTGCTGTAAACATAATGTGTACGTCTGCTAACTGTGTAAGCATTTCTATTACCTCCACCATTAATCTTTTTGCAATCATAAAATTATCACTGAACAATCCGTCAACATCTTGGGGCGTTCCTTTCGTTGTATTGTTATGGAAACCGTCAACGTGTAAGAGGTCTCCTGACAGTAAAAAGACAACTTTATCAACGTCAAAGCCTTTTGCCTTGTCAATGCAACCTTTGACACCCTCTAAAGCTCTTAAAACAGCTATTTGGTTGTTGTATTCCTCTCCACTGACGAAAGATTTACATAATTTACCTATGTGTAAATCACTAGGGCAACAAAAAAATAGGTGTCCGTCATCAGATTTACTTCTTGATATTTTAGGATATTTTGGGCTGTATTGTTTTAAATCTTCTACAAGCTCCAGTGCTAATTTTTTTAAATCTTTTTCTTGTGCTTTTGGTTGTTGAAAATATAAACTTGCTGTTTTATTCTTAATCCAACCGCTGTGTAGTGTATCAGGGTCAAGTCCTTCGTTTTCACACTCTTGTATAGCTCTTCTATACTCAGTGATAATTTTAGCTTCATCAGTGTTTAGTCTGTATCTAGGGTTGCCACCGTCTGTCCACCTTTTTTTATGTGATTTCATTCGCCTAATATAGCCAATTTTTTTTTAGTCTCTTTTTTGCGACACACTACCGAAGTAATAGCCCACAATAGATAACACAATACCTTCAACGATACCTGTGGTGTGTATTAACAATTCCGAGTTAGATTCAGGCACAGTGATAAACACAATAGCAAATATTAAAATCAAAAAACTTCCAAGACCAATAATACCAGTGGCGTTCATCATCCAGTCAGTGCCTCCTTTTTCAATGATGTTCACTTCTCTTTCTCTTGCTGAATTTCTGTCCTCAACCTCTAGTTTATAAAAGTCCACAAGCCTTGCGTGTATTTCTTGTTTTTCCTCAGGTGTTAAGTCAGGGTCATTAGATATAATATTTTTAACAATTCCCAGTGTACCCTTGTCAGGTAAAACGTCTCCAATTATATTCAATATATGAGGAGCTTTCTCATTGATAAATTTACCAACAACAGTGTCTTTAAATTTATTTTTCATCCGCTACAGCTTTCACAAGTTTCGTCCTCAATATTACAAGTTCTTTCAGGAGTAGGTATTTTTTCAAGTCTCTTGATTAAATCCTCTAAGTCAGTCTGATTTTTTTCCATTGATAACTTCTTTGGCTTTTTTGGTTTTTGGTTTAAAAGATTTTGGCTGTAATTCTAAATATTCAATTTCAGCATTAAAACAAGGACACATTTTCATGAATTCGTGTTCCTCAACACCGTCTCCGTCTTTGTCAGGGGAATAGTCTCTGTGTCCGTGAATACTAGCTTTTGGATAAATATTTTTTAAAACTTTTAATATTTTTACCAATGATGTTTTTTGAGCGTCTGTTCTTGTGTCTTTGGCTTTTCCGTTAATATCTAAACCACCTGTGTACGATATTCCGATGCTGTCAGAATTTCCATTGCGTACGTGAGCACCCGATTTACTCACTGGTCTTCCTGAGTTAATTTTTCCGTCAATACCAATGACGTAATGATAACCTATATCTGAAAACCCTCTGTTCAGATGCCATTTCTTTATTGTTCCAACACTGACGTTCTGCCCTTCTTTTGTGGCTGTACAGTGTATTACGATTTTATTTACTGTTCTCATCTTTTTTTATTTTTGATTTGACCCTTCTTTTTGCGTTTAATACCAGTTTTTCTTCCATTCTAGCCACTTTTACAAGCAACTGTGTGTTCTCGGCAATTAACAACTCAATCTTTGTTTCTAGCTCAGATATTTTGTTTGTTAAAGCCTCTATCTGTTGAGCATAAATATTAAATTTTCTTTCTGATTTAGTAGCTCCAATGTCCATTTTTTTAGACACAAGCCCCCATATCTCTTTAATTCCTAAAGCTCCAAGAATAGCACTGACTGCCATTAATACATTGTGGTCGTCCATTGTTGTATTCGTTTTATAATATAACATCAGTTGTCCAAAAATCTGTTGCCATTAACTCTAGACACCCTGCGTGAGTATAAGTTCCTAAAGGCACAACTGTTTCATCTGTTAAAAAACTTGGCTGTGTTTCCCATTTAATTGTAAACTGAGTTCCATCAATAGATTTTCTTATTGTTTCAGCACTAGTTTCTTGTACTTGTGTAAAATCAATATTATCTAAGTCAGTTATTGCTATTGTGTTGTATGTTAAATTATTCATTTATTTATGTTTTTACGTCAAAATTAATATCGTCTATTGACATATTTGTGTATGTTCCGTTAATATTGAGCGAGCCTCTGTTTGTTAAAGTGCTAAAAGTGTCTCTATCTCCACCCCTTGCCCACATAATAGGGTCTGTAGTTGCATTTGATAAATTGTTTAAATCAATTTGTGGACTTCCTGAATTATAAATTTCAGTTATAGCACTAGAAGAAAGTGTGTAATTAAACAAAGCACATTCATCAATCTTTCCATTGAAAAAAGTTCCCCCCGATGCAGAGCCAAGAGTCATAGGTGTAGAATAGTTAATCATTCCAAAGAAGTTGCCTGAATTTCCTTTAGTTAAATTTGTTATTTCAGAGCCGTTTTTATAAATTTTCATTCCAAAATCATTATTAAAATATTGCCCATTGTACGTTACAGCAACATGAGTCCAAGTATTCGTTGATATTGTTGCGGAGGTGTGTACTAATCTGTAAGGCAACCCTTGTTGGCTGTTACGAATTATAAACCTTATTTGACCGTTGATTAAATAAAACAACCATTCATAGCCTGTGCTTCCATATTTTCCAAGTATTCCGCCTGTGGTAGTGTCTGCTTTAATCCAAGCAGAAATGCTCAAAGGTGAGTCTTCTTCTTCGCCAGTGAAACTCCAATTATTACTGTCTCCAAATGTAACAAAATCGTTTGTGCCGTCAAAATCAATAGACCTCTGATTAAATATTCCTGCAGGCTCAACTCTAAAACTAGCACCATTGGTTCTTGTTAAAATATTAATGCCACTTCCATCGTTAGCTATTGTGTTTGCGTTCCCTGCTGAGTCCTCTCCCATTTTCCACCAATTTACAGGGCTACCTATTGGCGAAGTTGGAACCCCATTATTGTATTGGCTTGTAACATTAGCTGATGTAAAAGCAGTTGTATATTGCGTAACTTCATCAACTAAAAAACTACCATTAGCAGCACCATATAATCCAATTCTAGCACCTATATTTGCTGATTTCATTGAAGCTGCACTTGTATTAGTAGCTTTTAAAACTCCATCTAAATACACTGTGTTTGTTGAACCGTTTTTTATTGCTACTACATGATACCACCTGTTATGTTCTAAAGTTCCTACAGACCCCTGTGTCAATACAGTTTGATTCGTATTGGTTCTTTGATAAAATTGGATGTTTGTGCCATTTAATCTTACGATATACAGATACGGATTTGTCCAAGCAGTAATGAAAGGTTGAAAAGCAGTGTTTGACGAAGTTTCGTAAGATGACGGAAATTGAATGTAAAACCAAAGAGAAATTGTAAAATAATTTTGACCACTTAAAGCGTTGTAATAATTTTCTTGTAAATAATCATTAACTCCGTCAAGAGCAACGCTGTAAACACTAGAGTAAGCAGCAGCAGTAATTCCTACAGTTCTGCTAGTAGTTGATGGACAAGGTGCAGGTAAACTGTATGTTATTGTGTAAGTATTTACTGAACTAGCACTTAAATCAATTTTACCTGTTGAAGAGTTAATACTCAATCCACTAGGCGAAGCTGTGAAAGTTCCCCCTGATGTAGTAGCTACAGGTGTTGGGTCTGTTCCGTCTTGTGCATAACTACTATTTTGATAATTAAAATTAGTGTTTTGAGACGGTATTTCTGTTACAGTGTGAAAACTTGATGAATCTACACATGCGCTGTCGCCTGTATTTCCTCTTGTTATTATTACTTGATAAATTCCTGCTGTTTGATTGTATATATTTTGCGTTGTTAATCCTGTAGGGGAATCATTTTTTAACCAACTAAATGTATCTCCTGATTGACTTCCGTTTGCAATTAAAGTAGTTCCACCTGTTCCAGCACAATAACTTGTTGCTCCTGTAATTGTAGCTGTAGGCGTACTGTTAATTGTGATAGTCCTTGATACAGCTCCTGTGCCTGTTACAGAATAAGTAACTGTGTACGTTCCTGCTGTAGATGCTGAAACATCTATAACCCCTGTGGTGCTATTTATTACTAGACCCATTTATTATGGTACGTCAGTTGAAAATGTTGCTCCGTTATTTAATGTTACTGTGTTACCTCCTGAGCCTGAGTCATTTCCTGCTCCTTCAAACCTGTAATAATTTACAGGGTTTAGACTAGAAACGTCTGTTGGAGTTCCACTATTGTAAATGCTTGCAATATCTGAATTAGACAAAGCAGAATTAAACAAAGCAAGTTCATCAATTTTGCCATGCAATCCAAATCCAGTTCCAACAAAAGGAGTGAAATTTCCAATAACTGAAGTTGAAGCACTGTAATTTCCTGTGTCATTAACTGTAGAATTATCTAATTGACCGTTTATAAAAATATTTATAATTCCTGATGATTTTCTTAAAACTACATGTGTCCAATTCCCTGTGGTTATGCTAGTGGTAGATTGCAACTCTCCATTGCTGTGTCCGTATACTATTTTACTAGTCGTGCCATTATTAAATCCTGATAAATATGGTACTACAGTTGAACCATCTGAATAAATACCCATATAGTTAGACACACTGCTTATGTTAATCCATGCTGACCAAGTAAAACTTACCCCCCAACCGCCGTGACTACCAGTAGCACTATCGTTTACCCCATCAAGTGATAAACTTTTTGTATTTGTAAAGCTAGGAGCTGCACTTGCTCCAACTAAATCTGTATCGCCACTTGGCGAGTCTGCGTGTATTGCTCCCCAATTAATACTATTATTTGAAGCACCTTTTCCCCAACCAATGTTGTTATTAACTGCTCCTTGTCCCCATCCAATGTCGTTATCTGGCATAATTTAGTTTTTTAATTTACATAACCCAACCACCGAAATCAGCTACATCATCAGGGTACATATCAGCCTGTGTGTTGCTGTAATATTCGGGGAAATTCGCAGGAGCAATTCCGCTCTGCATATAATCAATAAATCTGTTTGTGTAAAACTGAGCTGTTGTTCTACTTCTTTCAACGAGTTTTCCAATTTCGTCCCTAGTCAACGAGGTGCTGTTTTCAGGATTTTTAGTGTATACACCACCGTTGGCAATATTAACACCCGCATACGGCAGATATTCAACCATAGACCAATGTAATAACATCGGTTTAATATAGTCGTTTAGCAATGATAAATAAGGGTCAATCAAAGTTTGTGGACTTGCTGTAATATCTCCTTGTATTTTGACGTATAAATCAGTGCCAAGATAATTTTGTATGTGTATATCTTGAGCTATATTGATAAACGGTAAAATCTTATCACTGTCAATGTTACCATTCGCAGCAGTAAATACAGAAATATCCTGTCTAGTTACAAATAATGCTTTGCTCATCGTTCAATGCCTTCAATTTGGTCGTTAAGAGCCTCTAATTTAGAGCCTAACTCCTCAAATAATTGGTTTAAATCAGCTAAAAAAGGAATATCTGACGGAGGCACACCTAACTCCTCAGCCATATCGTCCGCAGCAGATAGTGTGTCCCAAGTACTCATTAGTTGTTTTTCTAATTTTTCTGTAAAATCTCTAGCATCCTCTGATGTTTCAAACATAAAATTTTTTGCTTTTTCAAGTTCTTCTTCGGCTTCGTCTATTTGTGAGCCAAACATCGACATTCTTGATTCCTCTGATTGTAATTTTTTTAATTCGCTTTGTATGTCTTTAGCAAGAGAAAGTTCTATTTTTTCATTGGCTAATTCTAACTTATCAGCCTTGTGTAGTTTGTTAAATATATTTTTTATTGTGGTCATTGTTTTGGGTTATTTGGTTTATAGTTCGGGTGATGTCCGTTGTTCTTCATATCGTCAGGTGCTTTTACAGCGTCTTTTCGTCCTCTTGGTTTAGGCTTGTAGCTTTGTGGAATAGTTCTTACATTGTCGTAATCCTTTAAATCAGGGCTACCTTTTTTGCCTTCTGATGCAGCCACTGTATTCATCTTGTATAATACTTGTTGCCACTTGTGACGACAATATACACCCCCCTTGAAGCGAAATAAATCATAGCTATCAGTATCTGTGTGTAAAGGTAATTTTGCTTTTTCAAAATCCATCTTTCTACTTGCTGTGTCAATATCCTCTAGTCTGTAAACAACGCCTCTTTTAGCCCTGTTCATCATTTCTTTACAAAAAGGTCTTGTGTTGGTTGACGTAGACTTACCTGTGCCTAAAGCATATCTATATCTGACTTTGTAATAACTCTTGTCTAACTGTGAATTTTTTTTAGGGTTATTTTCGATTGGAGTTTTTGATTTAGGATTGTCAGAAAACTCGAAAAAATTGTCAGCCCATTCTTCAACGCTTGAATTGTCTTCGGATACGTCCCGAACGTCAATTAAATTATGCGTTTTAAGGCACATTTCCTCGCCTTTAAGCGACTCTAACGCCCCCGACAACAATTCGTCTGTCTCAGCGTCAGTTAATGCCTTAGAAGCCATAAAATCAACTTCCGTTGCGAAGTCTCTTGTAGAGCCTCTTTTTACACCTGTTTCCTCTTCACGTTGTTCCTCGTCAACAATGTTCTCTAAGTCCATAAACTCCAGTGGCTCTATGGTTTTAAAGTATAAATTTAAACTAATGTTGTTCACAGCAAACATTTCGTCTAAAGCCTCAATGATTAATTCCTGATAAGGTTTAATTGTGGTATTTGTAAAGAGTCTTTGTGCTGTAATGATTTCGTCTTCGTTGCTTCCGAGACCACTGTTGCCGTCTCTGAGTCCGATTAACAACGGGCTTGTAACTCTATGTGTAAGCATTATTTTTCTGCTACATTCTTCACTGAGATATTCGTAATGATTCGGAGCGTCTGCCAATGGTATATCCTCGATTGTAGTTTGAGAGTCAGCATTGTTGTTGAACGCAATTATAACCTTTTCCCCGTGACTACCAGTGAGCTTATTCATTACATCGTTTTTGATAGCAAGCTGTTTTTCTCTATCAGGCACGCCGTTGTTAAAATTCACAACTTTAGTTCCTGAGAAACCGTTAACAGTGTCGTTTATCAAATAGTCTGCTATTTCACTTTCCAATGTAGCATATGCGTAATTGTAATCTGCGGGGCTATAATAATAATATCCTGTCACATATCTTTTGATAACAAATAATTCGTTTTTAGCTCCACTTCCAAACACTG